CTCTGGTGTAATCGAGTTCCCAGGCAACCTGACAGCCGAGCAAGCATCACAGTTGGCAGACGGCTTTGACTCACGCCACAGAAACGGCACACGCAGGGCACACCGTACAGGTGTCCTATCTGGTGGAGCTAAGTTTGTTGCAACTCAGACTGACCCAGAAGCAAGCCAAGCACTAGAGTCACGCAAGTTTGCAGTCGAGGAAATCGCCAGAGCTTTCAATGTCCCACTTCACCTACTGGGTGTACCAGGCACAGCAAGCTACGCATCTGTTGAGCAGAACAACTTGCAGTTTGTTTCGATGACCCTAAGACCGCTGGCAGAAAAGGTTGAGGCAGCGTTCTCTCGGCTACTACCTGGCGATGCCTTCATCAAGTTTCAGTTCAATGACCTACTAAGAGCAGACCTAGCCTCACGAGTCCAGTCCTACTCAGTAGGTACTCAGGCAGGTTTCTACTCAACCAATGACATCCGCAGACTTGAGGATCTTGAGCCAGTTGAGCAGGGTGACCAGTACCGAGTGCCACTTGCCAACATTGCTTTGGCAGACACCGAGGTCATCACACTTGAGAAGCGTGTCAAGATGGTACAGCAGTTGGTCATCTCAGGCTTCACCCCATCCGAGGCACTTGCTGCTGTTGGACTTGGAGAGATTGCTCACACCGGACTGCCAAGCACACAGCTACAGCCTGTTGCTCAGATTGACCCAACAGACCCTACTGCTGTTTATGGGGTCTGATGATTACCACAGGACAGATAACAGTTGGCACAACTAGAGTGCAAATTGACGCAAGCTCGGTCAGCGAGTTCAAGATTATTTTGCACAACTCTGGAAGCAATGCAATCTACCTTGGCAATGAATCAGTCACTGAGGACAATGGCTTCAATCTCCATGCCAACTCAACTCTTACCCTTGAGCTACCCCCACTGACTCGACTTTATGCTGTGTCAGGCTCAGGCAACCATGAAATGACTTGGATGAGGATAACCTAAAATGCCTTACTACATTTCTCAAGAAAACTCAGAGTGCTCAAATTGGAGTGTCGAGAAGGAATCAGGCGAGCTTGTTGCTTGCCATGACACAAAAGAGTCAGCTATTGCCCAGGCAGTAGCAATCAGCCTTGCAGAAAAGACAGAGTTTTTAGGGGAGCGAGCTGCCATTGGTTTACTACAAGTTGGTGACTTTGTTTCTTGGGCACCGCTAGATCCTAGAGTTGCAGCTCAGGTTGCAGAGGTTCAAAACGACTATGCAGTGGTCAAGCTGTTTGAGTACGAGGATGGCATTTTTGAGCCAACCGACAAGCTCATGGTCATAAATGTATTCCAGCTAGAAAAGATACCAACCCCAAAGATGATTGCTGTTGAGGTTGAGATGGATGAGCCTGACTCGCCAGAGGATGACCTTGAAGCCAACCTGCCAGACAACTACAGACCAGCCCTAGCCGAGGATGTGCCAGAAGGCCGAGCCTGTGGCAACTGTTTCTTTTACGATGAGTCACGCCTAAATGCCGAGGGCGATAAAGCCTGGTGTGAGCGTTGGGATGCCTTTGTTGATGGTGGCTATTACTGCAACGCTTGGCAAGCTAATGATGAGGGTAGAGCTGCACCTGACGCACTTATGGTTGATGACTTTGTTTCTTGGAACTCATCAGGTGGCAGAGCCAGAGGAAAGATTGAGCGTATTGTCAGAGATGGCAGCATCAACATCCCAAACAGCGACTTTACAATAACTGGCACTGAGGATGACCCTGCTGCCCTAATTGTTGTTTATCGGGAAGTGTCTGATGGCTGGCTAGAAACACCAACCAAGGTTGGGCACAAGTTCTCTACCCTTACAAAGATTGACGATCTACCTTTGTCTGAGGAAAGAGCTATCAACCAAGAGGCACCTGCTTACATGAGGGCAGCAGCTCGCCGAGGCCTTGAGTATTACGAGCAAGGTCTAGCTGGCGATGGTGTCACACCTGGCACTATCCGAGAAGCCAGAGCAATGGCAGAGGGCACAGTCAGCGATGATAAGTGGATAAGGATTGCAGCTTGGATTGCTCGACACCTTGTGGACTTAGATGCCCCTGATGCCAATCCAGAGTCGGACAATTATCCATCAGCCGGTGTTGTTGCTCACTTGCTTTGGGGATCAGGTCCAACCAGAAGGGCTGCACTACGCACTCAAGACTACGCTGATTCAGTAGTTGCTAGAATCAGAGCAGAGGAAACTAACAGCATGGACAAAAAGAACAAGTGGCTAGATGTAGCAAGAGCTATTGCCCTAAAGATTGACGGACCAAAGGCTGACAAGCCAGAGGTCAGGACTAACAGCGTTGACTTTGAAGTCAGAGCTGAGGGTGACGGCATGAGCTTTACTGGCTATGCATCTGTTTTCAATAGCCCATCTCAAGACCTAGGTGGCTTCATCGAGTATGTTGCCCCAGGTGCTTTCAAGCGTTCCCTGCAATCTCGCAACGAGGTAAAGCTACTCTGGAACCATGACGCAGGTGAGCCACTTGCATCTCTTAGAGGTGGCACTATGTCTTTGACTGAGGATGAGTATGGCCTAAAGGTTTCTGCAAAACTACCTCAGACTTCAAGAGGGCGTGATGTGGCTGAATTGCTTCGCACTAAGGTTATTGACTCAATGAGCTTTGGCTTCAATGTCATCAAAGACACTTGGAGCAGAGATGGCCAGACTCGGACACTAGATTCAGTCAGGCTTTTTGAAGTCAGTGTTGTCAGTTTTCCAGCTTACGAGGCAACAACCGCAACAGTTCGCTCACAGCCAACCATCAACCCTGACCAGCTTGCCGATGCATTGCTAAAGCTAGAGTCTGGTGAGGAACTAGATGAGACAAACGCAACCTTGATTACCGAGGTTGTCAACAAGCTAAAGGCCAATCCAGCAGTCGAAGAAGTTATTGACAACGGCCTTGACTTGCTAGACCTAAAGAAAAAGCAATTTGACCTATTACTGAAAAGGATCTAATCATGGCAACTAAAGATGAAATCAAAGCAGCTATCCTTGCAACCGCTGGCAACCCATCAGCCGGTGTAGTCAAAGACCTAGCTGATGATCTAGCCCAAGCAGTTTGGGAACTAGACAACAAGAACTCGGTGAACCCAGCCAAAGAAGTTAGGGTCACCAGTCCAATAGAAACTCGCTAAAGAGTTTTTAGCCCCAGCTCGGCCCCCTTCCTGAGCTGGGGTTTTTTTCTGCTTGTAAACTTGTGAATAGCAGTTGAGTGTAAGCACCGCTGTATCTGTTGAGTGTCAGCACCGCAGGAACCCCTAATCAACTAACTACAGGAGAATCATGTCTGACTTTATCAAGTCGCAGATTGACGCTCGCAACAACCTCATCGCACAGGCAAGAGAAGTTCTTGACATTGCTGAGGCTGAGAAGCGTGGTCTATCCGCAGAAGAAAACCAAAAGATTGCTCGTATCGAAGCTGACATTGACTCAGCCGACACAGCTATCTCAACCGCTCGCTCAATCTCTGAGCGTGAGGCTCGTGCAGCAGAGGCAGCAGCTTCATTCGCACCATCAACAGCAGCAGTAAACACTGACGCTGACATCCTTCGCTCAATCGCATCAGGTGAAGTTCGTGGATACGAGTTCGCTCGTGAGGCTCGTACTCTAGTTCCATCCAGCAACACTGTTGGACAGAGCTTCTACGACCAGGTATTCGAGATTGCCCAGCTAGTTGGCCCAATGCTAACTGTGTCTGAGGTATTCAACACCACCTCTGGTGAGAACCTAGTCATCCCAACAGTGACCGCAACTTCATCCTCTGGATCAGTTGCAGCAGCAGGAACCATCTCAGAGTCCAACCCAACCTTCTCATCCATCACACTAGGGGCTGAGAAATATGGAGCGTTGGTCCAGGTGGCTCAAGAACTAGTAAGCGATGCCGGATTCAACATCACTAGCTACATCGCACAGCAGCTTGGAACATCACTTGGTCTCCAGGCAAACTCAGTTCTAACCACAAAGCTATCTGCAGCCGCTGGCTCAGTAGTGACTGGTGGAACCGGAGTATCTGGTGCAGCTTCCTACGAGAACCTAATTGACCTTGTTTACGGCATCGCAGATGGTGCTCGTGTGCTTCCAGGTCTAGGTTTCCAGATGGCTAAGTCAGGTATCGCAGCAGCTCGCAAGCTAAAGGATGGTGCAGGTAACTACATCTGGACCAACTCAGCAGTACCAGGTCAGCCAGCAACACTCCTCGGCTATCCGGTTTTCGAAAACCCGAACGTGGGGGCCGTCGGAACAGCATCGAAATCTGTACTGTTTGGGCACCTTCCATCATTCAAGGTTCGTGTTGCAGGTGGTATTCGTGTTGACCAGTCAGCAGACTACGCTTTCAACACAGACACTGTGACTTACAGGGGTCTGATTAGACTTGACGGTGCATTAACCCATGCGACCCATATTGGGTACTTCAAGGGTGGAGCAAGCTAAACCCTTAGCTCAAAAGCTGACAAGCCCCAAGCGTGTAGGTTCGCTTGGGGCTTGTCTTTTGCTAGGATTATCGCAAGAGAGAGAGAACCTACATGAGCAAGAAAAAACTAAAAGGCACAGTATCCGTTTTTAGCAATTCACCAGGACAGCCAACCGGATACGGCCAAGCCACAGAAGCCTTAGTCAAACTGCTAAAGCGTGATGGTGCTGATGTTGCTGCTTTGTCTAACTATGGCAATGAAGGAATCAACACAACTTACAAGACCGAGTACGGCGACATTCCTGTCTATTCCAGAGGCTCTGAGGCTTACTCAAATGATGTGGCCCCAGCTCACCATAAGCACTGGAAAGCAATAAACAAAAAGCAATCAGACCTAATGATTACCCTTTACGATGTCTGGGTTCTAAACTCTAAAGGCTACGACACCATCCCGATTGCAAGCTGGACACCGATAGATCACAACCCAATCCCACCAGGTGTATTGAAGTGGTTGCAAAAGGAAAATGTGACACCGCTTGCTATGAGCAAGTTTGGGCTAGAGCAGATAAACAAGGCTGGTGTTGAGGGCCACTATGTACCTCACAGCATTGACACCAAAGTATTCAAGTTCACTGACACCATTGAGGGTCAAAAGGTTGACGACTTTATGGGCTTTGAGGATGGTCGTTTTGTTGTTGGGATGAACGCTGCCAATAAGTCATCGGGCATCTTGCACCGCAAAGCCTATTCAGAGAACATGATGGCCTTTGCTATGTTTGCTCGAAAGCACAAAGATGCCATGCTTTACATCCATGCAGACCCAAGCTCACCTCATGGCTGGAACCTTATTGCACTCGGTCAGTTGCTAGGCATCCCAGTTGACAACATGACCTTCCCTGACCCACTTGCCTACCGCTATGGGATGTCCCAAGAAACCCTTGCAGGTATCTACTCAAGCTGGGATGTCATGCTGGCAACAAGCTATGGAGAGGGCTTTGGTATTCCAACAGTCGAGGCACAAGCAGTTGGTGTGCCAGTAATTGTTAGCAAGTTTGCTGCTAGTCCTGAGCTAGTTGGAGATGGCTGGGTTGTTTCAGGTCAGCCACTCTATGATCCAGCACAGCACTCATTCTGGACTATCCCATCGGTCCCAGAGATTGTTGAGGCATTAGAACAGGCTTATGCCAAGGGTAAGGGCAAGTCAGCTAAGGCTGTTGAGTTTGCACAGGCTTTTGACCATGAGAAGGTCTGGCAAGAGAACTGGATGCCGGTGCTAAAGAAACTACTCAAGTGATTCCAGTTCTAGGTTTTGCAACTCTCAAAAGGTTTGACCTAGCCCAGAGGCTACTTGACTCTATTGACTACCCAGTCGAGCATCTTGTCATTGTTGACAACTCAGGCACTAACACCTGGCAACCTAACCAGCCGGACAAAGTAAAAAATCTCTGGATGATTAGAGTGCCCTTTGGCCTTGGTCTTGTCGGTGCTTGGAACCTCATTGTAAAGTCAACCCCCTATGCCCCCTACTGGGTGCTAGTCAATGATGATGCTTGGTTTGGTGAGGGTGCCCTTGAGATCATCGCTCAAGATGCTGACCCCGATGGCTTGTGCTTCCCTCACATTGTGCCTGACTGGTCCTGTATCGTCTTGGGTCAAAAGGTAGTTGAGCAGGTTGGGCTTTACGATGAGCGACTGTATCCCCTTTACTTTGATGATGATGATTATGAGAGGCGAATTAGAAACGCTGGCCTATCTGTCAAAAGGATTGAGGCGATTGTCCATCACAACAACAGCTCAAGCTTGCAGGGCAACGAAACAAAAAACAATAGGACTTTCCAGGCTAATCAACGGCTCTACCAGTCAAAGGTTGCCAACAACGATTACAGCGAGGGCAACTGGTCACTCAAGATAAGGCGTGAAAACTCGTGGGCTTAGTTTATACAGGTGGCACCTTTGACCTATTCCATGCCGGTCACGCTAGGTTCTTACAACGCTGTGCCGAGCTTGGGCCTGTAGTGGTATCCCTAAACACCGATGAGTTCATCGGGGAATACAAGGGTAAGCCACCAGTCATTAGCTACGCAGACCGAGAAGCTGTGCTGCTTGCTTGCAGGTATGTTGACAAGGTAATCCCCAACACAGGTGGGACCGACAGCAAGCCAAGCATCGAGGAAGTCTGGCCCGACATCATTGCCATTGGCACAGATTGGGCTAGGCGTGATTACTACGCACAGATGAAGTTTGACCAAGACTGGCTAGATGAGCGAAGCATTGCCTTGATCTACATCCCATACACACAAGGCATAAGCTCTACAGCCATCAAAGAGCGTATGCTTTTTAGGAGATAAGATAGGACTACTATGGCAATCACCCAAGGCTACGCCACACTTTCAGAGGTTAAGGCCTCGTTACGCATCTCGGACAATGTTGATGATTCTTTGCTAGAAGTAGCAATCGAGTCTGCCTCAAGACTTATTGACGGCTTTACAGCTAGAAGCTTCTCTAACGCAGGTACGGCTGTAAGGAACTTTGCTGCCACTGATGCCATCAACCTAATCATTGACGATGCAATCACAGTCACAAAGGTTGAGTCCACCGATGAGATTGGTGACACCTACACAGAATGGGCTGCTACTGACTACCAGCTTGAGCCTGTAAACAGCAGAGCTGATGGACTCTATTCCCCTTACACTGGCATCCGAGCTATCAACACTTACACTTGGCCAGTTGTTGACTACCAGGCACTTGTAAAAATCACTGGCACTTGGGGCTGGTCATCTGTACCAACCGCTGTAAAGCAAGCCTGTGTGATTCAGTCATCAAGACTTTTCAAGCGTCTGGACTCGCCTCTAGGTGTTGCCGGCTTTGGTGACATGGGTGCTATCAGGGTTGGTCGCTACCTTGACCCAGATGTTGAGCAACTACTTATGCCTTACAGGATCATGAGGAACTTTGGCTAATGAGCATTAGCCTAATCAGGCAAGCCCTTGCCACTAACCTTGCCACCATCTCAGGCCTACGCACAGCCGCTGAGGTTCCTGACCTACCAAACCCACCTATTGCCATTGTCGGTCTAAGGTCTGTTTCCTACGATGGTGCCTTCAACAAAGGCATGACTACTTACAACTTTGCAATCACTGTCATTGTTGGCAGAGCTGCCGAGCGTGAGGCACAAAGACGGCTAGATGCCTACATCAGCACAGGGGCAAGTAGTGTCAAAAGTGCAGTAGAATCAGATAGTACGCTTGGTGGTAATGCCTACGACTGCCGAGTTGTTTCGATGGACTCAGTTGGTTCATTGAACATCAGCGACACCACATACCTGGCTGCTGACTTCACAGTCACAGTCATAGCAAACTAGGAGAAATAACATGGCAAAGTTTTACGCCCAAGACTACAAAATCACAGTTGGCACAACCAACCTCAGCACCTCAATCAACTCAGTCACCCTTGACATCACAGCCGATGAGATTGAAACCACCGCTTTTGGAAGCACCTACCGCACACGCATTGGTGGCCTAAAGAGTGGATCAGTATCACTTGACTTCATGCAGGACTTTGCTGCTGGCTCAGTTGATGCCCTACTATTCCCACTTATGGGTTCAACAGTTGCAGTAAAAATCTCACC